GATTTGAAGCGAAGGGGTTTGACCCGCACCTTGAACTCGCGACACATCACGGGCCACGCTGTGGACATCTATGTGTTGCTCAAGGGGGTCGGGACTTGGGACTTCAAACAGTACAAGAGGGTGGCCGCCGTGGTAAAGCAAGCAGCCAGTCTCGAAAAGGTACCAATCGTGTGGGGCGGCGATTGGGTTACATTCAGAGATGGTCCCCACTTTGAACTGAATCGAAAGGTATACCGATAATGTTGAGTCTATTCAAACAACGATCCGTGGTTGCAATGTTTGTTGCTGTCGCTTCTCTCATTGCCGCCAGTACCCCTCTTCCCGACATTACGTCCCAACCCCATGTGGTTGATGGCATCTTGTCGTTGATTGCAGGTGTCTCGGCTGTTATTGCAGGTATCTCTAAGCCACCTGCTCCGGCTGAATAAAAAAAAGCCCCCCTAGGGATCACTCCTTAGGGGGGCCAATTTGTTATGTTATGTCTACAACTTCGCAGAAGTCCCCAGTACACGCAAATGTCTGGGAGGATTTGGTTTGGTCTGTTGTCTCGTACTCGGACAGTTTGGACCACGGGATGTTTTTAGGCATCTTGGCCGCAGCAGCTTCATACGTAGCAAAGTCAACCTCCTGATAGGGGGCTTGTTTGTACGTGTGCTCCGAGTACGGCAAGAAGGCCACACCAGAGATACTGTCGAAGTTCTCGTAGACCCAAGCACCCACCTCGAACCACTCGTCCTCACGAACGTTAACGGTAATGGACGGCTTGTGCTCACACCACTCGTCTTGGATAAACTTCCAAAGTTCAAGGTGCTCAATAGCAGTCAGGTCTTCCCTAGTAACCGCATCTACTGGAGCCATCTGGGGAAACGAGAAAACTGTGGTCTGATCTGGCTTCATCACATCTGGTTCGCTTGGAACACCCATGTCCGTCAGGAAAGCTGTGATAGGGTCTTTGTTGTCTCCACGAACTGTTCGGATGTAGTACTCGCTCCATCGGGGGTGGATTCCTGATGCCGAATCAACGAGCTGGGAGACTGTGCCGCTAGGCTTAACACAAGTAATAGCCGTAGATTGCGGAATTCCGAGTCGCTCAGCCCACACCCGATTAACTTCGACAGCATGTTCCTTAAGTCTCTTGAGGACTCCGGGACGCCGAATGAGTTCAGGGTTGTCCAAAATTCCGGTAAGCGAGACTCCCAAGAGTCGTTCTTCTTCTGTGTTCTTAGTCCAGACTTTACGAAGGTACTTAAAGTTTGTGAGAGTAGACTGTAGTGTTCCGAGGATAGTTGCGGTTTCCACTTTGTCTCGTAGGGTTTCTTCGGTGTCATCGGCTCGTACTACTACCTCGCTCAAATTGCAAAATTGATAGGGTCGCAGGATAATCTCCGAGCAGGGGTTGGTTCCCCACTGGTGACCACCTTCACGACGCCCATTCTTAAGGACTTGTTTCTCTGACGCTTGGCGATTAAAGATGCCCCGCTCCCCCGATTTGGACTCGTAGAGAGCCGTCCACTCCTTCAGGAATGTACCCATGTCAGGCTTGACAGTATAGCAAACCGAGTTGTTGCTCAGAGCCCGGTAGGCTGTGTCTTGCCACCAGTTCCCTTGCTTGGCCCCCCGAAGCCTGTCGTCTTGGAGGTTAGACAAAGAAATCATGGCCGACCGACGAACACCCCCAACGACAACCACCTCGCCAATCTTGCACATGATGTCGTGGCACTCAAGGGAGTTAAGTTTGCGGCCCCGAGCCCCCATGAACTTGTTTACTACAAAGTTAAGCAAGTCGTCCAGAGGAGCAGGTCCCGAGGCACGCCCCCCGAAGGTCTTCAGTCGGGCCCCCGCTGGACGTACTTGAGAGAGGTCCCATTTAGGTAAGTAGCCGCCATATAGGTTGTAGATAAGTTCACGTAGAATAGTGGCCCAACCTTCTTTTGAATCCTTAGCGGTCAGTACCCACGGAATAGCATCAATGTCTTCCGGAATCTCGGGCAGCTTGGTCACACTGTCCCGCTCCACCGAGAACCCAACACCTGTACCACACAGCAGGATGTACATGGCTTCGTCAAAGGATCGGGGGCTGTCCACAGGCAGATACGCACAGTTGTAGCCCGCCACGTTGCACCGCTCCAGAGCTGGGCCCGCTGTCATCAAGGCACGCATGGAGGGCATGACACGGAGATTTACGATGTCCGTATATAGTTCGTCCGCCTCGACCTCAGTAATTAGCTGTCGTTGGCTGAAGTAGTCCGTATATCGCTCGACGGTTTCGTCCCAAGTTTCTCGTCGTCCCTCGTCGTCCAGCCATCGGGCGTATCGGCTTGTAGCAATGAATTTTTGATAGTCGTCCACTCTTTATCCTTTATTTTTTGTCTTTTGTCTAACACTACGCGTTTGCGATATGTAGTCCGAAGGGGTTCGGCAAAGGGGTTACGTATCTTCAAGACTCTTTAACCTCTCTATACTACTTATCAATTCGTCAATGTGTAGGGGCCTATAATCATCAAGTTGTTCCATGCAAACGGAGATGTATCGAGGATCGTAAACACCTGAAGTAAGTTCTACACGATTGGCGTGGGTATGTCCGTGTACATTGTAACCCCATCTGTATAGTGAAGATGGGTGTAGGGGTACGTGGGAACACACCGCAAAGTGGCCCCCAAGGTCCTTTGGTGTAAAGACACGAACCCCATAGACCTCCTTGAATCCGGCATTGATGTACTCAGCTGTATTGAAGATGTCGTGGTTACCCCGTACCAGACGTTTACTTCCGTTGAAGCGTGGGGCCAACTTAAGCCCCTTTTGGTTGATACAGAAGTCCCCGAGGAAGTACACCTTATCTTGATCCTTGACCATCGAGTTGTGTTGGTCAATTAAATATTCATCGTGCTCTTCGATAGAGCTAAAGGGAACACCACGACGTGTACGGGTAATATCACCTTTAGCATCAGTAAACTTAATGATGTTGTTGTGCATCATATGGTGGTCTGATGCAAACCAGATGTCACGTGTCTTCAAAGAATACTCCTGTGCTAATAGGAAATAGGTCGTGAATTATTTCCAATATCATATAAGCCACATCTCGTGTTTCTTTCTGGGTGTGGTCATCACAACGTAATTTACAAACCCTAATAAAGGCTAGGAGACTACCTGTCCAAATCCACTCGGTCATCATGGACTGTGGCAAGACCATACGAGCTTGTTCTGGACAGATGCCTGAGTCCAACATGTCCTCGTAAAGATCAAGACAACTAAATAAGGTAGAAGATGTGTTTACAATGTCCTCGTCAATGGACTTTGTTTGATCACTGCCTTGTTTAACATTCTCAGCTCTCATACGCCAACTGTCTGGTAAATAGAACTCAGGTGTGGAGTCCACGTATCGTCGGCTTACTTCATTCCAGACCAAACCTACTTGGTGTTTCCCCAACTGTCGGGCCACAAAGATTGGAGCCTTGATGCGCAAACTAATAGATGTGTGGGCAAATGGGGACCAGTGATCATGTTTGGCCAAATACTTAAGTAGCTTGGCATCCTTCTCGTTGAACTCCTCAGATACCTTATCAAAGGATACTCGAGCAGCATTGACCACTGAGAGATCAGAACCCATGTGGTCTACATAGGTTACATCCATATCACTTATTGTCTTCACTAGGTTGCCTTCCCTCTAGGTGGTTGATAAGCATCTCACAATACCTCTTGGCTTTACGTACATCCTCGATACCATTCTTAGCATCGTACCTGAGTACGTACTTGATCACATTACCGACAATAAAACCCGGCCCTAGTGCTTCTGATATGAAGTCTATTGGCTGGGTTTTATATCGGCTGTAGTGATCTGGATTAAGAACGTCCGAGGTGTAGAGAGTCAAGGACCTCTATCCGTTTTGTTCCAGTGATGCGATCATAGAAGGCATCCCATAAATCCAACATAGTGAGGTCTAAAATCTCTACCAGTTCAGCTGGCTCCAGCTTTTCCTCCAGAGCCAGTAAAAAGAAATTGTCATCCATATTCTTTCCTCAGTCGGGCCAGTGAAATGTGCTCAACGTCGTATGATCCGTTTTCAACACCACGTTTGACCACAACACCGGGATTCCAGAGCTTGTTAGCAGGACCTGCAAAATCCGCCTCATAATCTTGGTAAACTCCCACGACACATCCGTGAATCTTTTGTCCCCGTGCGTCACTTCGCACACAATAGTCAAACAGATGGGAGTGTCCTTGGGTGCAAGACGTAAGCTGCTTAAGAATAAGCGATTGGGCGTGACGTTCTCCCGAAATTGGTCGGCCCATGATTCCACTTGTGAAGTAATGTTGGTAAAGGACCCCGTCAACCTCTGCTGGGGTAAGGAAAGGATACTCCTCCCATCCGTACTCTTTAGACTGAAGGTCACTTGTGCCGATGGTTCCTTCGAGAATCGGGTCCCGGCTGATCGCTTTATCAATCCTGTTCTCATGATTACCTAGTGTCCTTATGAAACGTGGTCGTTTTCTCTTGGCCCGCTTGATGGGGGTAAACATTCGTTCTTGGGCATCAAGGCCCGCCTCGATGTCTTTCTTGTAGCGGCGCCCCTCGAAACCTTTCGTACCTTTGTCGTACGAGCACAGGCTAGACATATCCCACCAGTCCCCGATGTCAATTACTACGTCGGGCTTAAGGGCACAGATGAGTTCACCGAGCCACTCGTATCGTTTGTTGTGGTGGTCTGGATGGGCGTGGCTGTCCGGGATTACGAGGTGTGTTTGAGCCATTCTACTGGAATCTCCCCATCTGCTGCTGGGAAGCCGTGTTTCTTGGCCCAATCCATGTACGTTGTTTTTGATGCTTTACTCAGTTTGTTCTCTCCTCGCATAAAGACAAACCGAATATCTAGCTCTGGGTGCTGGGCCTTAACGGCTAACATCTTCTGGCGTGTCTGGGGATCAAGTTTCCCCTTGGCCTCGATGATCACCCCGTTAGCAATTACGAAATCCGGTGTGTATATATGAC